CTAGGTAAAGACCTCGTTCCACTTCTGTAAAGTGTCTGTGAATGTGACCTATCTCTTCGCGTAGGTTTCTAAATTGTTTGTCGTGTTTGATTACCTTCACTATACCCACAACGATCGCCGCCATCATAATGATAGCAATCATCGCAAGTACACCAAAAGCAAATGCTAGTTGTGTATTCATAATTTTGATCTCCTTTATGTCAAAGAACGGCAACTTAATTGTACAGGAGAGAGGATTCGCACCTCCATGGGTAGATTACTCTATTTCCCTAGCAGCACAAAATCTGCTATACGTCTAACGTTGATGATATTCCGGATTGCTCATCAATTCCGCCACTCCTGTGTGCTAATTACTTAGCTGTTTTGGTAGTATCTACTGTAGTTGTGCCTACTGTTGGCGCTGTGGTGTCAGCTTTTACTGTTGTTGAATCAGTAGTTGGGGTTTCTGTGGTTGATGCTCCACCGCAAGAAGTTAAAAATGCAGTTACCGCAACGATTGTTAAAAACTTTTTCATTTGATTTTTTTGTTTTTGTTTAAATAATTTGTTAATTCTAGAATAAATATACAACTATATTCTATATATCTATCGTTTATTTTAAGGGTAGATGAAATTTATTCTCCGAAGTAATCTTCTAATTCGTACTCGGAAAAATATTCTCTCATTTCGGTGTACACTGTTTTTCCTGTGTCTTGGAATCGAGTGCTTTTAAAGCAGTCGTATCCGTAAGGAGATGTCACCTCTTCTATAATGTAATTTCCTTTTGCAGTGATCTGCATTACTGTGTATTCGTCTCCTTCTATTAGAGTTGTGTCTATTGGATCGATACACTTAACAATTGAACCTACTTGAATCATACTCGTTATTTTTTATGTGGTTATATAATTCTACTAGAGTACCATCGAATGTTTCCATTATGCTTTCTAGTAGTTTTCTATCTATTTTAAATGTCTTTACAAAGTCACTCTTGAGCTCCCTCATGATGTTGGCTTCTTCCTTTTCGTAATCTATTAATAACCTTCGTCTGCGTTCCATAAACAGACTGGTGATGTCGTGTGCGTCATCTGGATGCTTTACGCTTTGTAGCTTATCAGATAACAAATGCATCTCGTGATCCGCTTGATACAGATAAGTTGATGGATCATAATCACCGTGAACTATTTTTTCGTACAGCGGAGTTTTTTTGTGTAGTGGATTTCTCGATGCGTATCTTCTCCACCACTGATAACAATTATATTTGTTGCGCCAGAGCTTGTTTAGTTCTGACTCTAAAAATTCCCTATCTAAAATCATGCCAATAAATTATAGTGTCTTGGGTAAATGTGCAAATTCGTAATAAACCAGTGCATAGAGCCTACTGGATAACCTGTTTGTTCTGAAACATATTCCATAAGTTTAGCAAACGTATATTGGTCATTGCAAAAGCCAAAAACTAGATCTATGCTTCTTGCAAATACTGTCAATTCTAACTTGCCGTCTTTGATGTAGAAATTAAGCACATCGTTGCAAGGCGTGTCGTATTTGTATCTGTCTAATTCGTTTATATCGTAGTGAACAACTATAGCTCTACGCGTTTCTTTGTTAGTTTTAAGATCTTCTATAACTCTGTCTAACTGATTGTTCTTATTCCAGAAATAACCGTAGTTAGAATTTACTTCTGTTGTGTTAGGACCCATCATTTGCTTCCAGATCTTTGCTCTCTCTGATATTTCTGTTGCATCTCTGTTGCCAGATCTATACCAGTTCCACTCGTATTCTGCGTAATCAGCATTGAACTTTCTTTGCTGAGTAGTAACTATCTTATCTAATGGATTAACTAAAAAGAAAGAAGCGTTGAACACAGCTTTCGTATTTGCGAAATCTTCTCCTCGAATTATTATGTGTTTATACAACTCTTCAAACGCCATTGTTGCATTACTGAATTTCATACTTTTCTATTTTTATAAACTTTTTTAAGAAATCGATACCTGTTCTGTCTCTATACTCTTCCAAATATACAACTCTTTTTATTTCAGATTGCAAAATAAGTTTGCAGCAATCCAAACAAGGGCTAAGAGTCAAGTACAATGTACCCCCTCTCATTGATTGTCCCGACTTTGCAGCTTTTATTATAGCATTGGATTCTCCGTGAATCACGTATGGTAAAGTTATATTGCTTTCGTCTTCGCAACAGTTTGTCATGCCTTTTGGAGTTCCGTTAAATCCAAAAGAAACTATATTTCCATACATTTCTATCACTGCTCCTACTTTAGATCTTTGACAATGCGAAAGAGTAGCAACCTCTTTAGCTATGTTCATAAAGACGGTGTCAAGTCTTCTCTGTTTAGCTAAGTCCTGTGCTGCCAAATCCTCCAGATCCACGTTCTGATTGTCTTTTTGGTAACTCATTTACTATTTCTATGTTTTGGTAATTTACTGGCACTAATACAAACTGCACTAGCTTTTGTCCTGGAATGATGTCTACTACTTTATCGCCAGCATTCATCATGTGAATGTGAATTTCGCCTTCGTAATCTTCATCGACTACGCATGCACCAACTATTAAACCTTCTTTTGTAGCAATTCCTGATTTGTTGAACGCTATCAATGCATGCCCTTCAGGCACTTGTGCTTTTATTCCAGCAGGAATCAGCACTGCTTTTCCAGGCCAAACTTTTGTAGCTTTGAAATCATCTGGTACATAGAAGTCTAGACCCGCACTTACTGATGTGCCTCTATTTGGAGCCTTTACTTTTCTTACTAGTTTTATCTTCATCTTGTTTTGGTTTTAAATATTCGTTGAGCGATGCCATATACGCTACAGCATCTAGATAATTGTCTTCTTTGTAATTGTAAGAGGCTCTAGAAAGCTTAAGAGCCAACATACAGTTGTACATATCGAAAGCTGTAATGTCTTTTCTAGAAAGTAAAGAAGCTATTTTTGCTGCTTGTTCCATACCTTCTTCGAATGGACCGTACATGCGTTCTTTCTCTTCGTTTCTTTCAAATACGATTTTGTGTGCTTGTTCTAATATACTCATAACTTTTATATTTTTATCCATTTATTTGTTGAGTCTAGTTTGAAACTAGCCAAGTGATTGATTTTCCAACTGCGAGGTTCTATTATAGATAGAAACAAATCATCGTTTTCTCTTTTATATAAATGATAAGTTTGTCCAACTATAGGCTGGAATGTGTATTGTACTTTTGTGTAGATCAACTCATTCCAGTCGTATTCCTCTTTTAATTTTTGGGCTTGCGATAGCAGTTCGTTGTATCTGGTTTCAAATTCGCTGTTGACGTCTTTTATTTTAGACAGTTTCCAACCGTCTACATTATCTACTTTAATGACGGGTGCGCCAAGATTGCTTCCATAAGTCAGTTCTCTAGGATAGTAGCCTCGCTCTTCGCTCCATACTACTAAATCAGGCTTTTTTTTCTTCGTCACTTGTATTGAAATAGTCTTCTAATTCGTTAACAAATCTATTTAATTTTGACGTTTGAACGTCCCAAATCATTTTAAGTACTGCTAAAATTACTGCTACTAGAAATAATGTTGCAAATATTTGTGCCATATTATCGATTGTTTTATAAATGTAATTGATCTATTTGGAATAACGAAGAACATCTTTCATGTCATTCCACTCTCTTTGAGAATCTATATCTTTTGGGTTTATTGTCGGTTTCGGCGTACTTTTTGCCACATTCCAAAACCAATCTCCAGGCTTTCCGTGTTGCTTCATTATTTCCCAACCTTTTGCATCGTATGTGCTTATGCAGTCGAATGGAGGAATTGTTCTTGCCGGCTTTAAGAATGGTTTATCATACGTATAAAACCGAGCTGTTCCGAGCTCACCAGGCTGAATATTCCTTGCTACTGCTACAGCATTAAAGCTTGTATTAGCAAGCGCAATCTGCAGCGTCCGGGACAGCACCCCTGTAGAGAATACCGACCATAATGTGTCTATATTTTTGTCTGCTAAACAATCATATATAACTCTCACTCCTCCTGCTACTACCATTTCCGTTTTAAGTCCAAATGGAAGGAATTTTGCTCCTATAGTATCTGCAAAACGTTTAGCGTATATATTTGCGGTTGGCATCGCCGCTATTCTTACAAATATTGGAATAGCTCCCCTCTCTATAGCGAGCAATTGATGTTCACTCGCTTCTTTTGAAGACGGCATAAATAGATATAGTTTCTTATTGTACTTCTTTGCCAAATAGCAAAGAGACAAAGGCGCCATTCCTACACGTGGAGCTACATAAACAAGAGCGTCTTCTTGCACTTGAGAAATCATAAAGTCCGCAAACTTGGCTTTTGTTCCGGCTTCGTACTCTCCATCGTCTACGACTCGAAATCCATCAATGTCTTTGATTGTGAAAGTGAAGTCGTGTTTGTAATCTTTGGTGAGATCCAAATAGTATTGGAGATCTCGACCGTTTGCTAGATCAAGGTTCGATTGATCCGTTGCTTTGTTGAGGAACATGCGTTAATTCGTTTAAATATGGGTAATTTTTTGGACGTAGGTGAACAGAGCTTTTCTGCTCTAGAATATCAAGCATCTTTGTGCCGTCTTCGTCTATCCATTCTTCTGGCCACTGGATAACTTTTAATCCTGATTCGTTGATAATTTTATTAGCAACTTTTCTAAGTCTCATTCTCTCTTCTCTGGTTCCAAAAAATGGTTGCTTCTTGTAAAGACCCGTTCCTGGAATCTTTCTGCTTTCGTGTTCTACTGGTAATAACTCTACTAGAGTGCAATCCGTTAATTGCTTTGCGAACTCAACGTACTTTGTAAATAGATTAATTGTTGCCACAATTGGATCTTCTTGTCTCATCAGATGGAACCTCAAATCAATGTTGCCAAAATACAGAGTTGTCTCATCGTACTTTTCGTTTATCTCTTCGAGAGTAGATCTTTTCAAGAATCCGTGTAGCGTTCTACCAGGAGTAAAGTCTAGAGTACGTTTTGGTTTCCAAACCGATAGACCGTGAGAATCGGATATAACTGCTTGTCTGCTTTTCTTGCCGAAGTCCATAAATAAATTGACTAGATTTCCAACAGGAAACTCAGCGTTTTCGATCTTGATTCTCTTGTTGAATCCTTCGAAGTCGAACTCTTTGTTGATGAATTTGACACCGCCTTTGAAATCTGCAATCGCTTGCATCTTTTCATAGTGTTCGGGTTGAGGTCCACCAGGAACATTGAATGAGCCTTCCATGAAATTGACTCCTTCGCAAACGAAGAGAGCGTCGTAGTCCTTCCAAGTGTTGGGTTTGGGATTAACGTCTATTTGATCTTGTGGGAAATAATCTCGAATCATTCGAGTAGCAATCAATCCGTACGCCCCTCCCTGTGAATTTGTGGTGGAACCTACGTTTCCCATCATGCTAACTAATGCGTATTTTGCCATAACTTTTTTGTTTATATGTAATATTAATATATAGTTTCCGTTTGGGGAAATTTATTTTCTAAGAGACATAAAAAAAGCACCGAAAAGGTGCTTTTAAATATGCAAATTATATCAATTTTTTATGAAATCTCGAATCCATTAGATTCTATAGTTGCTACGAATTGTCTGGATTGTTTAGCTGGTACTTTTATTTGCAATCTGGTTTTATCAACAAATTTACTAGGTTGTCTAATTTGACTATTTACAATTTCAATTCCATTCTTAGATAATTGATTTTCAATAAAATCTTTATCTGCTTCGACATCTGATGAGTCGGTTAGATCTATAGTAAATTCAACTGATTTTATATCATCTTCCTGAGGAAGGTATCTATCAAGATTGTATTTATCTTTCATATAAGCGCTCCTTGAAACTCCTGCGGGAATTTTACCTGACGGCTTTGTATCAAAGTTTCCTTCTTTCAAAAGAGGATTATTTTTTAAATACTTGTTGTAGTCGAATTGTTCCATGTTTTATTTTTATTTATACTAATAAATATGTAAAAAAAAAAGAAAAGCGCCCGAAGGCGCTATCTAATTTATAACTTTTTTATTTTACATTCCCATCATTCCACCCATTGCTTGATCTTCAGCTTTCTTATCAGCTTTCTCAAACACTACTGATTCTGTAGTTAGGATAGTTCCTGCAACAGAAGCCGCGTTTTTAAGAGCTGTAATAACTACTTTTGCTGGATCGATGATACCCGCTTCGAAAGCATCAACTATTTTGCCATTCTTGGCATCATAGGTAGCATTTTTTAGTTTAGATGTGTGAATGTCATGAGCAACTGCGTACCACTTGTCGTTTCCTGCATTCTCAAGAATCTTCATGAAAGGAGCTGCGCATGCCATACTAACGATCTGCAATCCTTTGTCGTTGTTGTCTTCCGAGCAATCAAGAATATCGTAAAGAACAATTCCACCGCCAGGTACGATACCATCAGAAAGAGCGGCTTTGGTTGCGAAAAGAGCATCTTCAACTCTGTCTTTTTTCTCTTTGATTTCGATATCAGAATCTCCACCAACCGAGATGATAGCAACTCCACCGATCAACTTACCAAGTCTCTCTTGTAGTTTTTCTTTCTCGTAAAAAGAGGTTGCTTTTTCGATCTGCTCTTTGATTTCGTTAGAACGATTCGTGATAGAGATTTCGTCTCCCTTGCCATCGATGATGGTGGTTTGATCTTTACTAACCGTTACCATTCTAGCTCTTCCCAAGAACTCGCCAAGTTGATTTGGTGCGATCTTGTCAAGCTTGTGTCCTTTGTCTTTTGAAAGCACTTGTCCGCCTGTTAAGATAGCAATATCTTCCATGATAAGAGTTTTTCTTTCTCCAAAATCTGGCGCTTTAACTGCACAGACTTGAACAATGCCTCTCATCTTGTTTACGATCAAGGTTGCCAATGCTTCGTCACCGATGTCTTCAGCAACGATAAGTACTGGTTTGTTTTCTGAGTTTGCTTTGGTTAGCACTTGCAACAACTCTTGAGCTGTCGAGATGCGACCGTCGTACAAGAAGACGTAAGGATCTTCCAATACCGCTTGCATCGTAGTGTTGTTGGTAGTGAAGTAAGGAGACTTATAACCTCTGTCGAATTGCATGCCTTCAACAACTTCTAATTGAGTTTCGCCAGTTTTAGACTCTTCGATAGTAACTACTCCTTCGCGGTCAACCTTTTCGATTGCTGTAGCAATAAGTTCTCCAATTTCTGGATCGTTGTTACCAGAGATGGTAGCAACTTGCTTGATCTGCTCTTCGGTAGAGACATCGATTGACATTGCTTTGATTTTCTTTACGGCTTTTTCAACTGCTGCGTCGATTTGCTTTTTAACTTGTACTGCGTTTACTCCTTGGTGAATAAGAGTCAAACCTTCTTCAACCATTTTGGTTGCCAAGATCGTAGATGTGGTTGTACCGTCTCCAGCTTCGTTTGCGGATTTGATACTTACTTGCTTTACTAGCTGTGCGCCTAAATCTTCTACTTCATCTTCCAACTTGTGGAATGCTTTGGCAACTGATACGCCGTCTTTTGTAACTTTAACTTCTCCTGTTTGTTCTTTAATTAGAACTGTGCGACCTCCTGGTCCAAGTGTAGAAGAAACCGATTGGTTCAACTTTTGGATACCGGTCAGCAGCTTCTCTTTTAATTCTTTTCCTGATAAATTCTGTGTTGACATAATCTGTTTTTTAAATTACTTGTGATAAAATTTCTTGTTCTTTTGCGATGAAGTAGTCTTCGCCATCGATGGTGATTTTCATACCACCCATTTTTGGAATCAAGACTTTCATTCCTACTTCTAAATTGCTCTTGACATAGTCTCCGTTGTGCCAATTGTACGTTGGACTTGTAGCCACAACTTCTGCCATTTCAGGACGCTCTTTTCCCAAATCAGGGATAATGATGTTGCCAAACGTCTCCTCTTGGGATTCGATCGGCTTTAGAATGACGTTGCCATTCATTGGTTTTAATTCGCTCATATGCTTATTTTGTTTTTAAATTGTTTCTGGTTCTAAATCTATTATTGCTTCGCAAAGATATATGAGATCTTCTTTTCTAAAGGCGATGTCTGCACCTGCCCATATTTTCAATATCTCTACGTCTTTGCAATATTCTTCTCTTATCACTCTTTTTACGATGAAGAGAGAATCGTTAATTTTCAAAACTTCTCGATTGAATAAACTCATAACTTGATACGGTAGGCTTGTTTTTATTTAATTGTTATTTTCTTTGGCTCCTTTGAATCAGCATAAGGAACATCTACTATTAATAGTCCTTTGTCCATTTCTGCTGTCAATTTGGTTAAATTAAATTTGCCCGCTACTTTCCAAGCGAGATCGAAAGATCTGCGAGCAATGCCTCTTTGTACGTAGTTTTTTAATTCTTCTTCTTCGGCTTTTTCGTGGGATATTCTAAGTGTATCGCCGTCAACTGTGATATCGAGATCGGATTTGTCTAATCCGACAACGGCAAGTTCGAATCTTAGTCCTTTGTCTGTTTCGTAAATGTCAACTGGATAGTTGATTTTTTCTTGAATTGTGTTGAATCTTGAATTGGTATCGAAGAAATTCTTCCATACAATGTCTAATGGGTCCATTGCCCATCTGTTTAATAATTGTGTCATTTTTAGTTTTTTGTGCTCCCATTAGGTGAGCGATTAATAATTGTTTTTCGTAACCAAGACCTTACCGTATCTTGTTATTTATCTATAAATATAGATAACTTTTGATTATTGGAGAAATTTATGTTTTTGGTGACATAAAAAAGCTCAACCTACGGGGTCAAGCTTGCACCTATGGTCTAGATAGGCAGTCCTATGGTAGCAGGACAGTTATTTTATTTAATTGACTTGATGTGAGATGCAGATAACGCTGATGCTGTTCCTACTTCTTTATTGTTTTTTATATGCTTAAATGTAGGCTCTCCTCTTTTATCTGTGCCAACTCTTACTACAGTAGCTGTAGAATTG